TCCCAGAACTGCTCCATTGAGACTCCACTGTCAAGTGCGTTTGGTATAAGGCTGTTTATGAGCTCTGTTATCGTGCTGTATCCTGGGTCATCAGTTCCTGATCCATCTCCTGAGTAAAAAAACCGCCATTTGAAAGAAGCGGCATGATCACATCGTTCATCAGTGTAGTCATGTCGCCTCCGGCTTCGACGTATTTGTCATAGATGTCAGTAACAATAGAGAAGCTTAAGCCATGCTCAAACTTCTCCATGGATGCCTGTATTACAGTTAAAAGAGCTCCGATAGGAGGCAACCCCTCCTCCGGTGAAACGATAGACAGAACATTCTGACCATACTTGTTTTCGAGTTTTACGATAGCGCTCGTGGTGAGCTTCAAACGGTATTCAGTACCGTCTACTACCCAAGGCACATATGGCTTGCGTACATTCTTCTTTGTTTCTGCCTTCTCGTCTCTCGTCTCTTCGTTTAATCCGAAAATTTCATTACCCATTATTTGCCTCCTTTTTGTTTAGCCTTATGCCGGAAGAGTGATTTCAAGATCGCTCTGAAGTGCGATGGAAAGTGTCCAGTCGATGACACCGTTTACACCGCCGCCGCTGATCTTAACAGCAGGCTGTCCAGTAAATACTACTGTAGTACCATCCTTCAGCTCTTCCTTGAAATAAACTATGGCTCCCGAAGTCTGTGCAGTCTTCATGGCTGTGTAAGCTGCCTTATTTGCTGCTGTAGCTGTATCCCACTTGAATACGAACTCCATGTCGCCGGGATCTCCGATTCCCTGCTCATATTTCTTTACGCCATCAGTAAGAACAGTATTTTCTACCTTTTCAGGGTCAACACCGATTTCAGGGATCTCTTTAAGACCGGGGATATCGGTATAAGTGATCGTACCTGTTCCTGTGGTGCTGTATCCTAACTTTGCTCCATTTGCAAGCATTGAATTGCTCCTTTCTTATCTTGATCCTTCCCAATAAACCATCTCAGACTCAACGTCTATGATCCCTTCATAGCGCATCTGCTTCTGGCGTAACCCTCTCGGATCTGCCACGTCCATGCATGAGACTCTCACAAGCCCCAGCTCTGATATAGCATCGTCTACTGCAAGTGCTAACTGTGAAGTGGAGCCTGTGTTCCAGATATCTATGCGATATCTAAGAGTTGCAAGCTCTTCTTTGTCGGTCTTCGTATATACGTTATTGGCTTCTTCTGTGTACTGAATAGCGGGGAATGTGCTTGTTGCCTGCGGATAGATATCCGAGACGTTTGCACATATGCCCTGCAGTTTTGCATAGATCTGATCCTTGACGTTTATCATTTTAGTGCCTCCTTTAAGCCTCTTCTTAAGATGTCCACGACAGTCTTAGTATTGTCGTGTAATGCCGGATACATGAACGGCTGTGCCGCCTGGCCTTCGATCTTATAAAATCTGCCTTGGTCTGTATCGATGTGATACCAGTGATACTTTTCTGCCACGCCCGGTTCCACCATGCTCTCGTGGATCCACCAGGGCTCCAGGGTGTAGGTCACCATCACCTCCGGGGAAACCCCTTCGTGATTTGCGGCTCCTTTGGGGCCTGTGCCAAACTCGACATATGGCGCATACTGAAGATTTGTGTATATCTTAGCTTCTGCGCCTTCGGTTGTCTTTTCTACGTCCAAAAATATGCTGTTACGCAGATATCCTGTGTCAGCTGGTGCTAATAACTTAGCCTGAGCTTGTACGAACTCACCCGCTTCGTTAAGGAACTTCGGGTCATTCGCCGTGGCTATCAGTTTATCAAGCATGGCAGATACTTTATCGCTCATATCAGCCTCTCAATTTCCAGTCTTATAGGTCTGTACGGTTTAATCGATACAACTCTGTAATCGGCATTATCAGAATAGACACATACGCCATCGCCTTCTTTAAGGTTGAAGTCTTCGAACACGTATACAGTCTCATTATCCTGGCGTTCTATTTCATACTTGCCATAGAATCTCATATTCATGATATTGCTGAGCCTGTCTCCGTATGTCTGTGCCTGGAGCCTGTCTGTTGCAGGCCATACCTCTCCCAGAACTTCATTCTCGGATCCGTATGTGATCTCCGGCACGCCTTCATTATCGTATGTGACTATCTTGTTCCTGATCTTATAGATCTGTGTTCTCTGTCGCTTCATGCGCATGGCCGCCTGCCCTCACTAATCTGTATTTATCAAGGATCTTGAAGATGTTCGGAGGAGCCCCGTCAAATGAATAGGACTCCCCGCCTTCTGATCTTCCGGACTCGCCCTCTGTACCTAAACGGTTGAAGGCGATTATTGCAAGGTCTCCTATGGTCCTTAATAAGATGTCAGGGGTAACGGTGCGGTTCGTATATGCCAGTACCCATGTTTCAGCATCTTCCGAAAGCTGGTCCATAAGATCCCCATTGTAGATATCACTTGGAATCAGCTTTTCGAGCCTTTCCAGTACTTTTGCTTTTTGTGCTTCTGTCATTCTTGACCTCCACGTATCCCTGTTCTTTGAGCTCGGCGATCTTTCTCTTATCGTCTGTTATGCGCTCAACATTCTCTCTTATAAGTCTCATAGTGCCTCCTTAATCAATTAAGCCTTTGCGCTCTTGATGTTAGCAAAGATGCCGGCCTTCTTGTTGTCCATAACCCAAAGGTCATGATATCTTCTGTACTCGCAAAGCCATGCGTCTGCTGCCTGGTTCTCCTGAGGAGTAAAGATCTTCATGTTGTCCTGCTTTGATACTGCGATAGGTGCGATACGAGGCATAACGATGAAGTTTACGTCCTTAGCTCCGGAAGCCTTGCTCCAGCCATTGGAAGAAGATACGGTGATAGCGGATACCATTCTTGCAGAATCTGTCTCGATGATAGGAATGCCATCGATAGCAGGAACTACTGTGGTAAGTCCGTTAGCGGTGAAGGAGACTTCGCCTGCGTTAGCTACTCTTGCCTGTGCAAGTGCAGTCACTACTGCTGTGGTAGCGTGGATAACGAGAGGCATATTTCTGAAGCCTGCTTCCTTAACTGCGCCGATAGCATCAAGCAGCTTGTCAGCGATGGTAGCCTTAGCCGGTGTGTAGCCATACTCAACCTGAGCATCATTGGCTCCGGCGATAGCGATGGTAGCCAGTGCGGAAAGTCTGTAAGCATCGATTTCAGGAACTACCTGGGTTCTCTGGAACTCGCTCATAACTGCGCCGGCGGAAGCAACAAAGTTGGTCTCATCTACGTCCATAGCATCAAGAAGGATCTTGGTACCTCTGTCCTGAGTGAGTGTTCTGTTCTCATATACGAGGGTTACGCCGCCATCAGGATATCCGGAAGCTCTGGAATAGTCTCCCATGCCGTTAAGTGTCATCTTAGGGATCTTAACGGTCTTGCCGCCGTTATAGATAACCTGTCCTGCGTTTGCGTCCATCCAGCCTGTTACGGCTTCCTGAACTGCCTGCTGGTCTAATGCTTTCTGGAAAAGATCTGCATATCCGTTTGTGAATGTGTTTGCCATTGTTTTACTCCTTTACTCTTTATAAGCCGAATGCTTTTCTCACTTCGGCTTCTCTCGCTTTGTCTTTGCCTTTTTCTCCTACGGAGCCTGCGTCTTTTGGCGGCTGTCCGCCTTTCAGCTTATCCTCTACGGTCTTTGCTACGGCCTCATTAAAGGCTTTCTCCAGATCATCAAGGGAGTTTTTGACGGTCTCGGCGCTGTCATATATAAGGTTATTGGCTAATGTAAGGGGAAGGCCTCTGTCTGCCAGCTTCTCCTTAGCCTCTGCCATGAGCTCACGCTTGGTGATCGCATCTTCTCTTCTTCTGATCTCGGCTTCTTTCTGCTGGGCCTTGTACTCGTTCTTTTCTTCTTCGGTCATCTTTGCCAGCTTCTCGGCCTCGGTCAGCTGTTGATTATGCAGTGCTTCAAGCCTTGCTCTTTCCTTTGATACAGCTGTGTTGATCGCCTTGGTAACTCTTCTGTCAAACTCGGACTGATATCCGTCCTTCAGAAGGTCATCAAAACTCTTCGGCTCTTCCTGTCCTTCGGTAGGTTCTCCGGTAGGTTCTGCGCCCCCGCCGTTTAATCCGTCATCTTCAGACATAGGGAAATACTTCTTATAAATCATTGTTCCTCCTTTCGGCCCATCACGTTCAATGCCCATGACGTTCCAATAAAAAAGACGCCTTTCAGCGCCTAACGTATACTATTTAGTTTTCTCTGTGGCCTTGTATTTGACCACATAACCGCCGTTTATAAGCTCTTCGGCTCTTTCTTTGGGATACTCCTTAACCTCGCCCAAATCGCACATTTCGTGCGTCTCACGGTCTACGTATCTAACGATAACTTTTATCTTCATGCGAACTCCTTTCGTTGCATTAAAAAACCGGCTTTCGCCGGTCAACAATTGTTTTATTATACGTCAAAATAAGCATTGCCTATTCTTCCACTACCTCCCACCTGCCTCCGGGAGAACTCCCATCAAGTGGTGCGGGGTTGATCTTCGAATATAGGTAATCCTCTCCGCTATCGTCTATTACTCTGTACATTCCGGGATTTTCATCTGTTGCCTCGTATACTTTCCCATTTGTAAGGGATACCGCTCCAAATGATTCCCCGATATAACGCAGCTTCATTTCTTTTTTCTTTCCTTCATAGCCTTAATTTTGGGTTCATATATAACTCCACCATATTCATACCAATGAATATCAAACGCATATTTGTCACTATATATTTTCCCTACTTGTTTTTTCCACTCAGATGGATCTCCGCCATAGGTAGCAACAAGGCGAGGCGTGTCTCTCAAAACCTTCTTGCCGTCTTTCCCTGCTATTGTAATGGCGTTCTTTATTACTGTATCCTTTGGTATGAACTCTGTAAATCCATTATAATTGAAAGACAACTGTTCTGGCAAGCCCCTTTCTCCCTTTTTTCGGTATAAGGCTTGGAGATCAGCCCATTTTTCTTTGTCGTTCTTCAGCTTTATAAACTCATCATAGGTGTAAGGGAAGTCATCGCCCAGGCGTTCCTTGTATCTGTCATACTGATCCCGGGTAAGATTGCGCTGCTGTGTAGTCGAGTCGCCTGCCGGTTGACCCTGGACGAACTGCTTGTACCACTGTTCGTATGTCATGTCCCCGGGAACTAATACATGCTTACCCGTCTTCGGATCCAGCGCCCTCTGCTTCATGTTCTTCAGCAAAGAGTCAGGCATCCACGGGATAGTGGTAGATCTGCACCATGGATGCATAGGCGGATAATTGATGCCCACCTTTGCGCTCTTCACAAGGAAGCGCTTTTTATCTAACCCACGGCATACCTCACTCGTTTTAAGGTCCAGAATGGCCACATAAATGTATTTATCAGCTTCAAGGTCCTTGTACCCTTCAAGCGTCATTTGGTTCGTTATATAGGCGCTTTCCGTCCTTATAAGCCTGCGTGCGTTATTGTATCCCTTGCCGAACTCCTCATTGATAGCCTGAGACGCTTTTATAAGTGGTCTTCCTGTGAGAAGGTTTACCATGATCTCCCTTTTCAC